GGGACGCGAAATTTAACTAGATATAGGGATTTTTACACCAGATAGGCCCGAACCGACTAGATATAGTATCATCGTTGACAATCCAGCCATTATTGGGCAAATACGATAAAACGATAATCGAGATGAACCATGCCTAGAACAGCCCGCCGCTTCAAGATAATTGACGGTCGACACTACGTCGATAAAACTGTTGCCGCGGAAATGCTCGGCATCAACGAACAAACCTTGATCAATTACCGTCGCAAGGCCGATCCGCCACCGTACAATAGCGATCTTATGATGTATCCGGTTGGAGACTTCTGCAAATGGATGCGCGAAACGTACATGTTCAAAACCGGTAAAGGTGGAGCGCCGCAGTATGGTGATCTATTCGCGCGCAACGGGTACGTGCCGAAATCGACCGTACAGCCCATACTTCTACCCGGTATGGCAAATCCCGATGAAGATCAGGACACAAGGTTGAAGCGTCTTAAGGCCGACAAGGCTGAGATCGAACTTAAGAAGATAACTGGTGAACTGATACCGGTCGATGAGATCGAAATCGCCATGTCAGAAATGCTCAGCCGTGTGAAAATGAAGATTTTGTCTTTACCGACGTCGATATCTCCGTTAATAAGTGGTAAACAAAACCCAATCGAGATCCAAGAGGTGATCGAGAAAAACGTGAGATCAGCACTCGAAGAATTATCGGGTGATTGGAAGGCGGAGTTGAACGATGAAGAGGAAGACGAATAAGTTCTGTGACATGGTCGTAAAATATGTGCGACGTCAGAGAAAGCGAGATAGAGATGGCGATCTTTTAACTAAACGCGACGAATATTGGCTTTTGCGCGGCGTGTACAAGAGCCACATGTTCATGAGGGAATCGGTGGTTGTTAGAACCGTCCATTTTGACATGAACGATAGAATGAGGTTGATTGATCAAAAGCTGATTGATCTGGCGAATGAATTGAACATACCGAATAGGTATAGGGACTGGAAACTTGACTGATGGCACTGACGGATCGGTACACTTTTGCAAGCGCTGCCGGTCTCGTCAAAAACGTATCGAAGGCGTTGCGTCCACCGCCCGATTTGTCACTCAGCGATTGGTCAGAGGAATATAGACGCCTATCCGCAGAGTCGTCCGCTTCACCGGGCAAGTTCAATCTGGACCGAACACCTTACATGCGCGAACCGATGGATATGATCGGAACGCCCGGTGTAACCAGTGTCGCGCTGATGACGTCGGCACAGGTCGGCAAGTCAACGCTGATTGAGAACATTATCGGATATTTCATCCATCTTGATCCGTGCCCGATCCTTCACATCTCACCAACACTCGACAGTATGAAGATGTTCTCGAAAGAGCGTCTGGCGCCGATGGTCCGTGACACACCGGTCCTTCGCGGTCTAGTGCGGGAAGCCCGGACCCGAGATAGCGGCAACACAATCGGTTCGAAGCGCTTTCCCGGTGGACATATTGCCATGGTTGGCTCGAACTCCCCGTCCGGTCTCGCATCGCGCCCGATCCGTGTTCTGGTCGCCGACGAGGTGGATCGTTTCGAGCGGTCGGCCGGTACGGAAGGTGACCCGCTCAAACTCGGCATCAAACGGACCACGACGTTCTGGAACCGGATCAAAGCATACGTCTCGACACCCGGTGACAAGTACGATCCGAAGGAACAGACCGGATCTCGTATCGAACGCGAGTTCCTTGAGGGTGACCAACGTCATTATCACTGCAAATGTCCACACTGTGACCATGAGCAAAAGATGCGTTGGGCCAACGTTCATTGGGAAGAGGATAAACCCGAGACGGCACAATATATGTGCGAAGAATGCGGTTCTTTGTGGGACGATTTGGAACGTTACACCGCTATCGCCAACGGCCGTTGGATCGCCGAGAAACCGTTCAACGGTCGAGTATCGTACCACCTATCTCAGCTCTGTTCCATGTTCACCAAGCTTGAAGATGGCGTTCGCGATTTCTTGGAGAGTAAAGGTGACCCGATGTTGCTTAAGACATGGGTCAACACGTTTCTTGGTGAGCCGTGGGAGAACAAAGGTGAGCGGTTGGAATGGTCGAACCTTCGCGATCAGCGTGAAGAGTACGATATCGGCGAGAATTTTCCGGAAGAGGTCACTGTTCTTACGATGGCGGTCGATACGCAGGATGACCGCTTGGAGACCGAGCTTGTCGGTTGGGCTGATGATCATCAGACGTGGTCGCTTCGATATCACACCATTTACGGTGATCTCTCAACGCCGGAACCATGGGATGAACTTGACGAACTGACCACTCAGACATTCATGCACCCGTTGTTCGGTGAGATAAAGATCCGCGCAACGGTGGTCGACTCTGGTGGTCACTATACTCAACGCGTTTATGATTTCTGCGAGCACAGACACGGGGTTGTGGCCATCAAAGGTGTGTCCGGTGAAGATCGGCCGTTTGTTGGTCGTCCAATGAAAAATACAATCGGAAATCATCGCGTGTTTCCGCTTGGCGTCGATAGTATCAAGAAAACGGTTGTTGGCCGTCTTCGTGTCAGGGATTGGGATAAGGCCGGATACTGTCGTTTCCCGATGGAGTATGATGACGATTATTTCCGGATGCTCACAGCGGAAGAAATGCGTGTCAAATTCAGACGAGGTTTCAAGGTCAAGGAATGGGTCAAGATCCGTAACCGAAATGAGGCGTTTGACCTTCGCGTCTATAATACCGCGGCGCTCGCGATGACATCCATCAACCTCAATCAGGAACGTAAGAGGCTCTTGCTTCTGTCAAAGAAGAATGATACCGAACAAGATGACAAGCCTAAACCAAAGCCGAAGCGACGTCGTCAAGCGTCATGGATAGACGGGTGGAAGAATGACTAACGTCTTTGATAACTCGAATTACCCGAAAGAAAATCCAGAATGCATTGTGCTTGGTCGACACGTGGCTTGGCGGATCGAACTCGAAGATTATCCAGATCCGACCTACAGTGTTCAATTTGTTGTTCAACCTGTCGGCGACAGTACCTCAGAAGCGACAATTGAAGGTGTTTCGACAGTCATTGATGGTGAAACGTATTGGGTCTTTGAACTTGATTCAGCGACGTCTGGTGTCACGCCTTGGACAGATGTCTTTACGGCTGATATTCAGTGTCGTTGGGACTTGGTTGTCACACGGGTTTCCGACACCAATAAGGCTATCTTACAGTCCGGTTTTCTCCGGCTTTACATCGCATCTTCCGACCGGCGATCTCACGCCGAAGTCATGGTCGCGAAGATCAACTCAATTCTCGAAGGTCGCGCCGATCACGACGTGAACTCGTATTCGATCAAGTCACGCTCGATTAGTCGTATGGGCGTTGACGAACTGGTTAAGTGGCGTGACTATTACCTAAACGAATTGCGAATCTCTGGTGATACGTCTAATGACGGGACGGGTCGACGGTCGAAGCGTAATACGGTGCGAGTGAGGTTCACGTAAATGAAAGTTCTCGGATTAGAAATTTCGCGCGCAAAGGCGGAACCGGAAGTTGTTGAAGAGACGCCGGTACGCAAGGCTAAACCGAAGCGCGGTTATGCGGCTGCGGCAAGCAAGGCTCGATATGGCGATTTCGTCACAAGTGGCGGATCGGCCGATCATGAGTTGAGACAAGGGCTCCGCATCGTTCGGAATAAGTCACGTTATTTGGCGCGCAACAGTTCGTCAATGAAGCGTTTTCTGGACCTGTTGACGCTTAATGTTGTCGGCAGCACCGGCATGGTGTTCGACAGTCGTGTGCGGAAACAGGACGGCGCGCTCGATAAAGGTTTGAATGACCGCGTCAAAGACGAGTTCCTGAAATGGTGGAGCCGACCAACGACGTGTCAGACGCTCACCGACAAACAGCTTATGAAGCAGGGTCTGCGGTCGTTGGCGCGCGACGGTGAACTGTTTTGGGAAGTGGTCTTCAATTCCAAGTATCCGGACGGTATCGGCATCCGCCCGTTCGAAGCGGATCTCGTTGACGAGACGTTGAACACGCCCGCTCAAACCACCGGCAATCAGATCCGCATGGGTGTCGAAGTTGACGATGATAATCGACCGATAGCGTATCATGTTCTGACGCAGCATCCCGGCGACACGACATGGTATTCGCGGCGCGCTAAGAGACGTTATCGTCGCGTCCCGGCTGACCGCATCATTCACTTGTTCGACAGCGAGCGTCCCGGTCAAACGCGTGGTGCGCCGTGGTCGAGTACGATTATCAACAGCATTAAAATGCTCGACGGATATCGTGAGGCCGAAGTCATGAACCGTCGTGTCAAAGCGGCGACCATGGGCTTCTTCACGAGTGATGAGCCGACGCAGCAAGGCATTGATGAACTCGCAGACGTCGAAGACGAAAGTGAAGACGTTCTCGAAATGCAGATGGAACCGGGCATCCTGAAACAGCTTCCACCCGGCTTGTCATTCGAGTCGTTTGATCCCGGTGGCTCGCAAACGGACTATAAGGCGTTTGAGGGTCAGGTGAAGAAAGATGTCTCAATGGGTGCCGGTATCTCTGCGATGTCGCACGGTATGGAGACCGAAGGTGTATCGTACAGTGCCGGTCGAACCATCTCGCTCGAAGATCGCGAGTTCTATAAAGACTGCCAAACGCTTTTGATTGACAACGCGCTCAATATTATCTTCGACATGTGGCTATCTCGACGCATCCTTCAAGTTGAAAGTCAAATTCCACCAACGCGTCTCGATGCGATCCGTGAGAATTTCAAATTCCGTCCGCGTGGTTGGGATTGGGTTGATCCGGCAAAAGATGTCGCCGCGAACGCCCAAGCTTTGCAGACGAAACAGACTTCACTTCGCCGTGTCGCGGCTCAACGCGGCATTAGTCTCGAAGACCTATTAGACGAGATCGAGGAAGACGAGCGCGCCGCAAAGGAACGGGGCTTGACGTTGACATACGATAAGACTAATACTTCGGCAAACGACTCCAATGGGGAACCTAATGACAACTCGGACGCTTCAAACTCGCAAAGCGGTAACTGAGCCGGAAGATCGGCTTAAGTTTAAAGCCGACCAGCGTCAGTTTAATCGTGACACCAATCAGGCTCCGCAGATCGAAAAACAGATCAGCGAAGATGAGCCGGGTGTCGTGACTTTCCCGTTGTCGTCGGAAGAACCTTATCAGCGCTACTATTGGGAGTTCGGATATCTTGACGAGATCCTTGATCACTCCAAAGGCGCTGTTGATCTTGAATTCTTGAACAGCGGTAACGCGCCACTCATTGATAGTCACAGGTGGTATGGTGGTCTGAGTAATCAGATCGGCGTTATCCGCAAAGCGTGGCTTCAAGACAAGCGAATTTATGTTGAGGTCAAGTTCTCGCAGCGCGCGGAAGCGCAAGCGGTGTACGAAGACGTCAAAGCAGGAATTATCCGAAACGTATCGGTCGGCTACGAGATTTCGGAGTATAACATTGATGAAAAAGCCGGAACATATACCGCAACGAGATGGCGCCCGAGGGAAGCCTCATTTGTAACCATTCCCGCCGACGAGACTGTTGGTATTGGGAGATCTGGCAACCAGCCGAAAGGAACTACTATGGAAAACGACGTATTGACGTTGCCCGGCATTGGTGCCGATCAACGTACGGCAGACGAACGCGCGGAAGCGATGACGAACGCCATTAATGAAATTACGGCGCTGGCGTCTGAGCACAATATTGGCGACATTGCTCGCTCTTATATTGCTGGTCAGATCTCACAGGGTCAAGAACCATCACTTGCAGTGTTTAAGGGCATCGCTGTTGCGAACCTGCCGGAAGGCACACCGCTGGTCAACAACGACATCGGTCTGACCGAAGACGAGCGTCAATCGTTCTCTGTCATGCGCCTCATGCGCTCTATGATGTCCGGTGATACTGACTCTGCCGGGTTTGAGCGTGAAGCGGTTGCTGCCGCGGAAGAAAAGCTTGAGCGCTCACTGTCCCACGGTGGATTTGTTCTTCCAACTGACCTTATGGGTTCTTGGGGACGTTTCCGCACCGAAGATGGTCGCCTTGTCACCGCTCACAGCGCAGCCCGTGCTGCACTGGCAACTGGCGGTAACCCGAACATCTTGACAACCGATCATCTCGCAGAGTCGTTCATCGACAACCTGCGCAATGTGTCGGCTGTTGTGGGTGCGGGCGCGACAATGCTGGAAGGTCTCAGCTCTGATGTTGAGATCCCTGGTGGTGACCAAAACATCGCCGCAGCGTGGCTTGCGTCAGAAGACGCGGACGCCGCTGAAAGCAATCCGACTTTCCGTAAGATCACTCTTGCGCCGAAAGATCTGGCTGCGTTCACTGACGTCACACGTCGGATGCTGCAACAGCAGACTATCGATCTCGAACTTTATATTCGGGCTCAGATGGTTGAAGCTGTTCGTCTGGCAATCGACACCGCCTCGCTCTACGGTTCTGGTGCAGCCGGCATCCCCGAAGGTATCGCCAACACAACCGGTATCGGTTCGGTGACCTTTGCATCGGCAATCCCAACTCGTGACGAGATCATCGACATGAAGACGGCGATTGCTTCCACGAACCAAATGGGCGGCTACCGTTATCTCGGTAACTCGGCCATGGTTGGCGACTTGCAGAAGACCAAGGTCGACGCGGGATCGGGCATCTTCCTGATGAACGACGACGCGAACCGCTTGGTTGGTCACGCATTCAGTGAGACAAACCAGATCACAGACGGCGACTTGTTCGTTGGTAACTGGTCTGATCTTCTCATCGGTATGTGGGACGGTCTGCAACTGGATATGTCGACAGAAGCGAAGTTCCTCTCCGGTGGACGCCGCTTCCGTGTCATCCAGACTGTTGATACGGCAGTTCGCCGTGTTGGCTCATTCACTCTCGGTAACGACACACCGTAAGTGATCTTCGGTGAGGCGGTGTAAAAGCCGCCTCGTCAAACCTCGCAATCCAGCCTTTTCGGCTGAACTTGAACCACAGGAGACATTAGCATGTCCAAAGCGAAAGAATTGCCAAACGTCGAATGTTTGGTCGCGTTCCGCCTCAAAGGTACACCGATCCTCGTCGGTGACGTCATTTCCAAGAAAGACTTCGCGCAGAAGTCCGATTGGCAGAACCTTGCTCACATGGAGCCCGCCCGCGTCGAAGAGACTGATAAAAAGGTCAAGAAAGTCGCCCGCAAAAAAGCTCCGGCCGGTAAGAAGCCCGCCGCCGCTCTGCCCGGTGCTGACGCCAAGAAAGACGGCGAAGGCGACGAATAAGTTCACTGAGTGCCATTGGTGAAACGCAGGAAGGCCCGGCAGTGACTCCTAATCACGGTCGGGTCTTTTTTCTTGGAGACGGTTATGCCGGCTAAGTTTATTGATAGCGATATCGACCACGTTCTATCCGACCGAGACTTCGGCGAGGAAGAGGGTACGGTAATCTGGCAGGGTGTGACTATCCCCAATGCGATCTTTGACGACGAGGATATTGAAATCCAAGTCGGCGAAGGAACCGCAGAAATTATCCAGCAACCTATGATCACGGCGAAGACGTCATATTTTCCGAGTATTCGGGAAGGTGACACCGTGTCGGTTGATGGTGAATCGTTCCGCGTAAAAAACTATCAAAGAGACGGAACGGGCATGATAACAATTTATCTGGATAGGATATAGAGATGAGCCACGTAAGAACACAGATCCGTACCGCGGCGAAGGCGGCTTTAGACGCAGCACTTCCGGTAGCGGATTACCGAGTATTCGCATCGCGCAAATCAGCGCTCAACCATGATCCGAACATCGCGACTGTCGACATGCAGTTTTTGAACGATCAGGTTCGTGTGCCGGAAGTCATCGGCGATGCCCGCATTCACATCGGATCGCTTTACATCCGCGTCCAAAGGTCAGCGCTCGAAGAGACCTTGGACGATTTGCTTGATCAAGATGAGATCGTTGTCCTAGCCGCGCTCGAAGCGCATGACTGGTCGACGTTGCTCGAAGAACCACCCGAACTGTTGCAAACCAACTTCGCCGACGATGGTTCGGCTGGACACGTCCTTGGTGTTCTGGTATTGCGGTTTGACGTGGAATATCGTATCAACCGGAATGACCCGGAAACCGCAATACCATAGGAGATCTGCATATGGCTCGATATAAGGGTAAAGACGCCGTCATTCAGGCTGGCGCCAACGATATCGGCGAGGTCGAATCGTTCGACATCACGATTTCGGTTAATCAGATTGATGCTGACGTTATCGGCATTGATTGGACATCGGTTGAGGCCGGTAAGTTCACTGCGCAGGGTAGCGTCAACTGCCTTCGCGATCCCGGCGACGCTGGTCAGACGGCATTCGCTGTCGGCGCCATTGTGGCCATGACTTTCCTGATGGAAGGTAACACGAGCGGTCTTTCTTCGATCACTGGTGATTTCCTTGTCACGGAAGTTCAGTCGAGCGTTGCCGCCAATGATCTTGTGAAGGATGTTTATAACTTCCGGAACAACGGCGCCGTAACGGTCGGCACCATCGCGTAATAGGCCGGTCAACGGTCAGCGCATTATAACCAGCAATTGAACAAGGGATTGAGTCATGAATGTATTGGAACTAATGGAGCAGGAAATTGGTGAGTATGAAACTCGCGAGTGGACTGGACAAATCGCAAGCACAGAAGTCACTATGCGCGCGAAACCTTTAACACCGGCCGACTTCACAAGAGTCAGTCGAAAGTACCCGAACTTCATGACCAATCCTGAACCGGCTGGTATGGCGTATATTATCGCCCTCAAAGCGCTTAAGTCTGACGGTGGTCGCATGTTTGGGTCTGGCGCCGAAGCTGTGATCGGTAAGATGGATATCAACAAGGTTGGTGACATTTTCTCCGCACTCTTCGGTCAAGACTTTGACGATGACTCGGCCGACTTGGAGACAATTGAGGGAAACTCCGAAACGACGTCTTCCGACTCCTCTGCTTCCGCATCTCTTGCGAGCTAGGGATAGACGTTGACGTCATCGCGAATACATGGCCTATTAGGAAGGTAAACGAGTACGCTGCCTATCTAACTATCGTTCGCAAAGAGAACGAGAAATCCATGGAAGAGGATGCCAGTGATGGCCCGTAAAGGTGTCAGCATTCCAGTCACCGCCCAAAATTACACGGGCGGCACCTTTAAGAGCGTTCAAAACGGCCTTATGGGCGTCAAGCGCGCACAGGATATGGTCACACGCTCGAACCGCGGGTTCATGCGTGGTATGTCAGCTAACCGCCGCATCGTGCAGCAAGTCGGTATGCAGGTCTCGGATCTTGGTGTACAGATTGCCGGTGGACAGTCCGCACTTCTCTCACTGACCCAAAACGTCCCACAGGTCATTCAAATGTTTGGCGCGTGGGGCGGTATCCTCGCAGGTGTGATCACTCTTTTAGGTACTTTCACTTTGGTGATGGTAAAATCGGGTGTCGCCTTCAATGACATCGCCTCACAATTCGGCTCGGTATCCGATGAAATGATGGCGTTCGGTAAGGTCATGGTCTCGGTGCGCGAAGTCGTTTATGATGCGATCAACGTCATCCTGAACAACCTTGACCAATTGCTGATCACCATCGGTGTCATCGCCTCATTCTTCGCGGGCAAGCTGGTTATGTCGCTCGTCGGCTTCACCGGTTGGGTCAGGCTCGCCAGCGTCGCACTATTAGTCATGCGTAGACGTGGTCTCGGCGCGGCCGCAGCACTCGTCTGGAAACATACCGTTGTCAAGGGGTTGACCGGCGCGTTGCGCGTTCTTCGCGGCGTTCTGGCGTCGCTCGGTATCCCCGCACTCATCTTTGCTGTCGGCTATCTTGCTGAGCGGTTCTGGACGCTTCGCAAGGCCACCGGCTCATGGGGTGCTGCGCTCGGCTTGGTCGGTGAATTGGCGCAACAAGTCTTTACCCAAATACCGCAGATAATGTGGGCGGCATATTTACGCCTTTTGTCAATCAACGCAGGCGTGGTCGAAGCGGGCTCGAAAACCTTTGCTGATATAGCTGACTTCGCCGGTAGAGCTGGCAACATCATGGTTGGTTCGTTTGTCGTTGTTGCGCGCGGTATCGCTGAGATTTTCACGACGATTGCTGTGGACATCCATAACGTTGTCGGCGACATGGTTAATCGCATGGTCAACTCGTTCATCATTGGCATCAATCAGATGTCGATTGAGCTGCGCAAGCTTGGCATTAATGCGCCGTTCCTGTTGACCGATCAAATGAATCCGATTGACCGGAACACTAGTCGCGACGACAGCACGCTTGGTGATCGTCTCGGTACTATCGCGAATGAATCGTACAGTGCAGATTATATGGGTAGCATGGCGAACGGTTTACGTGAAGTCAGTGATGCGGCGCGTGGCGTTAGAGAACAGCTTAAGGGTATGTCCGACGCAGCGTTTGCCACCGCCGCTGAGAACATACCCGTGTGGCAGGAAATTCTGGACATTCTCGCCAAGGCAGACGCCGAAGGTAAGAAAATCGATATGCGCGATTGGTTTGGCGGCAAAGATGACGCCAAGGAAAAACTCAAAGATTTCCAGAAATCACTTGAACGCATGATCGATGACGCACAACAAGCCGTCCGTGTTCTGAGCGCGACGCTTGCCGATCCTGTCATTGATATGTCGGTCGATAAGTTCATTGAATCGCTCGACCGCATCCAGAACCTTCAGCCGCGCCACTATACCGAAGCGTTGGCGGGCATTGAGGCGTTGCGTCCGAAGCTTAAGTCGCTCGCCGGACCGATGCGTCAAGAGATCGAAGCGCTGCAAGAGATCTTGAACAGTGATCTCGAAAAGACGGACAAGGATTCGTTCTTCGCTCAGACGCAGGAAATCATGACGAACATCCAAGAGATGTTGCGTCCGATGCGTCAAGAGATGCAGGATATCATTGATATCGATCCGAAGCTGAAAGAGCTGGACTTCGACATCTTCGAAGATTCCATGGTTGACGCGGTTAAGACGACTCGGACCAAGATGGACGATCTGCGCCAGTTGCTCAGCGAGTTCTTCGAGATCCCGGCAATTAAACTACCGGAAATCGACACCGATCCGGTGAAGAAATCTCTGAGTGACATTGAAGCGTTCATGAAGCGTCTCGGCGAAGGTATCGAAAGCAGCATCAAGGATAACTTCAAGTCGATGATCACAGGTGCGAAAAACCTGCGTGACGCGCTTGCCGACATTCTCAATCGCATCGCTGATATGCTACTTGATTTCGCGTTGGATAGTTTGTTCGACAGCATTAAAAATTCTGGTATCGGTGGCAGCATCGGTGGTGGTATCGGAGATTGGTTCTCGAACCTTCTATCGTTCGACGGTGGCGGCTTCACGGGTAACGGACCACGGTCAGGTGGTGTCGACGGTAAAGGCGGTTTCATGGCCATCCTGCACCCGAAAGAAACGGTCAGCGATCACACCAAAGCGAACCATCAGAACGCAATGGCTGTGGCTACCGGCTACACAGGCGCATCGCAAGCGCCCGTCTATGTCGACGCTCGAACCGAGAACTATTTCAACGGTGTGACTTACGATGAAGTCATGCGCGATGTTGGTGACGCGATGGATCGTCAAGAGAAGAAAATGACGAAAGAGTTGCCCGGTAAAATTAATCGCCATAAATTCAATCAAGGTAGGGGGATGGCGAAATAATGGTACAGGCTTACGATTGGATTTGGGACGTTAGCTCGATTAAGTTCATGCCGGTTCGCGGCGTGTTCGATCCTGTGTACGGAAAGCAGATGCATCAATATTCTAGCCCGTTCTGGATGTTCGAACTGACGCTACCGCCAGCCGCAGATACAACACGTGCCGCTATTGAATCGGTTCTGCAACGGTCCGAAGGCATTTCGGTATTCAACGTCTATGATCCGCGGCGCCCAATCCCGGCTCACCATTCAAGTGAAGGTGCTGTTCCGGCACTCAACGTCAAAGGTGTGACGCGCGCGACGTCTTCCATCACTGTCAACGGAACCAACGGTGACGTGATCACCGAAGGCGATCCGATTGCGTTCACGGACGCGGATGGTCGACGGCACTATTACAAGGCGTCAGAGGATCTAACTCTAACCGGTCTTGACCAAACGCTTGATGTTTTCATTCGGCCGCGGATAGACCTCGCCAGTGTGGACATCGTTGCCGACCGCGTTCGGCCGACACATCGTTTTTCGATCAACGTCAATGACACGGGTGGACTTACCACTGCCCGCGATGATAGAACTGAACTCATGTTGAAAGGCGTCGAGTATTGGGGAGTGATCTAAATGCTTATCGAGCAATACAATGTTGCCGGTGCGCTTGCGGCACTTGCCGAACCGTCTATCGAGACGCGGATTTGTGTTAGCGTACAACCTGATGCGACGGTCCGACGCTTTGTTCGCGATGACAGCGAAGTAATTATCAACGGTTGGACGTTTGGACCGGTGCCGTTCGCTGAGTTCGACACAATTTCATCAGAAGACGGTAACGCAGCCGACACAACGACGATTACGCTCGACGGCAAGTACATGGTCACAGCGACGGATACGACGCCTGACGACGTCTTCCGCGACATCATTCAATATCCGCTTCGTGACCGGCCAATTCAGATCGGTTTACTCGTATTCAACGTCGACACCAAAGCAGCGATCGGTCTCATTCCGCAGTTCGTCGGCTTCATTGACAACGCACCGTTAGAGCGCAGTAAGAACGGCTCCAAACTCATGATCAATTGCGCCTCGTTTCGCGCTTACGCTCAACGGCGCGTTGCCCGTACCTACTCGCAGACGGACCATGTCACCCGTTTCCCCGGCGACAACGCCTTGAAATGGATCGCTGACGCCGTGTTCCGGAACGGCAAGTACATCTGGAACCGTAATGCTGCGACGGCGAGCGGTGGCGGCAATACAGGGGGCGGCGGTGGCGGTGGATTGCATGAAAATTTCCGCTTCGTTGAATTCTGATGCCCGGTTTATGGTGCGCCTCTGAGAAGGACGTTCCGGATCTCTGCGAGATGGCTCGCGAGTTCTACGGTATGTCCCCTTTTGCTGACCGCCTTTTTTCTCCGGCCGGGACGAAACGTTACATTGAAGCAATCATTGCTGACCGGAATAGTGTTATTTTCCGGACCGATGACGGCGCCATTGGCGGGACATGTGAACCACTTCCATTTAGTGTTTCCATCATGGCTCGCGAACTGTTCTGGTTTGCGCCGGGAACGGGTGACGGAATTCGTCTCTTGCAACAATACGAGAAATGGGCGAAAAGCCATGGTGCAAACCTGATCAAAATGTCTGCTATGATCAATGATCGGGTCGACGCCGAAAAGGTTAGTCGAGTGTTAAAGCGGTTCGATTATGAGTTTGTCGAATATGGTCTGATGAAGGGTAGCTAATGGCAATTGTATCAGCACTCATCAGTCTGGCCATTCGGGTTGCGATTGCTGTTGCGATCAATCTCGTTGCCAACGCGCTTCGTAAGAAACCAAAGGCTCAAACTGACGCTCTTGACTTTGAACAGACCATCCAGCGGCGCCTCAACAACGGTCAGCCGCTTGAAGTCTTGTGCGGCCGTCGCATCGTTGCCGGTATCGGCATGTTCGATGATAGTTATGGTCCGAACCTTCAATATGGCGTCTCGATTACAGCGAGTTCGGCCGTCCCATGTACGGGCTTTCACAGGTTGTTTCTGGACGGTGAGCCGGTGGATCTCAGCGGTGACCCGACCACTGGCGAAGTCGACGTCATCTCGCATTTTCTCGGTAAGAACGATGCACCGCGCGTCAAGGTCCGCATATTTCTCGGTGACGACAATAGCGGTCTCGGCGAGTATCTAAACGCCAAGTTTCCGTCCAAGTTTACGGCCGAAGATGACTTCGGAAACTACTGCATTGTGGTCATCCAGTGTCAAAATACGAATGATGATTTGGATGAAGATAGCGGTGAGAACCTTATCCCGTTCCAAGGTTATCCGGATATGAAAGTGGAACTGTCCGGCGCGAAGATCTGCGATCCGCGCGAGGTTGGTGCTGATTACGAAGATCCGTCGACGTACATCTATTCGGACAATGCGGCGCTGATTGATGCGCAAATCGATTATGGGTTTTATTCTGGCGATCCGGGCAGCGAGGCGTTGATTGTCGGCAACGGTTATCCTGTCGAACTGATGAACCTCGCGCAGATTATTGCCAATGCGGATTATTGTGACACCGAAGGTTTTACTTGCGCCGGTTTGATCCGGTCCGGTCGCAACGATGATCAATCCGAAGTGCAGAAATGCTATAACGCCGAGCGTGTCGAACATGCCGCGGCGATTTTCTCTATTCCGGAAGGGTTGCGTGAAGACATCGGCACGGTCGACATGTCGCTTTACCCGGCCGCGTTCGTATCCGATTATGATCCGAATGGTTTCTCAACCGAAGTGTACAATGAGGTGAAGACCACCTATTCGGAACCGGCTGAATATTACGGTGAGAAGGACTTGCCGATTTACAGTGATCCGGCATGGCTCGCCGCGGACAATCATATTCCCCGGCAGCTCGCATTGCCGCTTCTATTCGTGACGTCGTTGGAGCAAGCCGCTAAGCTGCAAAAGCAGGAAATCGAGATGTCTCGGTCTCCGGCAACTTGCGTCATCCAGGATTTCCCATTCGACTTCATCGGTAAAGACGTCGGTACGATATTCACACTGACCAACTGTGACATCTCGGAACTCAACAACCGGACGTGGATCATCAAAGGTCGCGGTCAGACCGAACGCGGTGATGTGACGTTTTCTCTGCGCGAATACGGTGGTACACAAGCGTTTAGTTTCGATCCGGGCACCGAGACGCCGACAGTTCCGGTTAACACGCCACCCGCGCGCCCGTGGCCATGGTGGGGCAACGAGGAATATATCTCGGCCGACGTGATTGATCAGGTCAATGATGCCATCCAAGGTATCGATACAAGCAGCATTCGCGATACGCTGTTGTCCACCATTCTTCGCCTAGACGAGATGCGACGCAATCTTGGTCAATTGGGCATGGTTGACGGCAAGCCAATCGGCACGACGTTTACACAAGCCTTCACGCAGATCGAAGAGGCAAATGAATCGCTGGTCTCACTCGAAACGCAGTTCACCGCGCAGCTCAATGACGCTGTCGCTCTGATCAATACCAATCAGACGGCAAGCGCTGATGGCGATAGTGCTCTTGCGTCGGACATTACGCAACTCCGCGTCCAACTCCGAGACGCCAACGCTGAGTTGGTGCGGATCGAAGAGGCGTATGTGGATGGTGATGAAGCGACTGTGTTGCAGATCAACGCGCTTCGATCCGAGTTCGACAATAACATTGCTCTGATCATTCAACAGCTCGATACGCTGACGCAGGCTGATGTCGCGGAAGCAACGGCGCGTCAATTGCTCGAAGCGACTGTCGGCGCAAATACGGCTCGAATTGCATCAGAGGAACGTGCGCGCGCCGACGCCGATACGGCAGCGGCCGCGGTTCGCGACTTGATCCTCTCGCAGGTTGGACAGAACACGGCCGCAATCGCCGTTGAACAAACCACGCGCGCCGACGCCGATGAAGCGATTACAAACACCCTGACGCAACAACAATCAGCTATTGAAGACGTCACGGCCGATTTCCAGAATGAGGTCATCACTCGCACCAATCAGTTCGCCTCGTTGGTTACCGAAACGACATTGTTGCGCGCTCGGATCGAAGACGCCGAGGCTGGTCAGTCTGGTACGGCATCTCAGCTCGATACGCTCGAAGTTCGAGTTGACCGTAATGAGAATAATATCGTGTCGGTGTCGAACCAAATCAGCGGCGTCGCGTCAACGGCGGCATCGGCGTACGGTCGAGCGATTGGCAACTCTCAGTCTATCAACGCGCTCGGATCGCGTGTCACGGCCGCGGAGAACTCTGTTCTGGCACAAGCTCAATCATTGTCACAGGTTGAAGCGTCGGTGAACCAAACCAACGCCAGTGTGGCCATTTTGGCACAAGCACAGGCTGATAGCGAAGGTAACGCCGACTCGGCTCTTGTTTTCCGTGTTGTCGGTGGAGGGAACGAAGCGGTTATTCAGACGCTTGCTGGTACGACTTACGGATCTCAGATCATTGTTGACGCCGATGTGTTCCGTATTCGCGGTAATGCGGTTGTTGAGGGAACGTTGACGGCCGCTGCATTCGTTGGTGAAGGGATTTCAATCAACCAAGACTTCACGGGCGGTTCGGCAGCGATCCCGTCAAATGGCTCTTATGGTCGGACCTACAGTGGCACACTGCGATCCAAAGGGCGCCGTCATACGGTCGTTGGGACAGTTGAAGTCGAATTCCCATTGTACAATGGCGGAGCGGATCTCGCTGCATGGATTCAACTGCGCGTTGGTGGCATTGTTCGCAAGACGGTTTACTTCAGTGGAGCATCCGGTTGGCCGCATACAATTCCGATTGCGGCGCCGTTTACTTTATCGGGCAATGCGCCTATAGAAGTTTGGGTCAGAGTTATTCGCAATTCAGCGTTCCAAGGTGTCTCCGGCGCTCGGATGCGTAGTTGCACTCTTATAGCACAGGAAATGCAGACATGAGTATTCCAGCAACCGAACTTGCCAAGATCAATGATCTGATCAACGCGTATCAGGCGGTCTTGCTGGCCCGTGTTCTGGCCGCGACGCAAACCTTCCAATCGGAGACGGCCGACGCCGATCCGGGTGCCGGTAACTTCCGCTTCAACAACTCAACGATCAGCAGTGTGACCATGCTGTACCTTGACGATGAAGAAACGGATGGTACGTCGCTCGCACCGCTCATTTTGTCCTATGATGACAGTGACAGCATCACCAAGGGTCGGTTGACGCTTCAAGACACCGCGACGTCGGACAATTGGGCGACATTTAAGGTTACGGGTGCGGTTGTCAGTGCCACCGGTTATGCGAAAGTGCCGGTCGAGTATATCGCGCATTCCGGGACGTTTGACGTCGACGCGGTATTTTCACACACCTTCTCTCAAACCGGCGATGCTGGCACGATGGATCTCGATATTGGATCTATTACGGAAGGTAACCCGGCAAGCGCTACTATCAGCGAAACGTCTCCCGGCGTCTTCGAGCTGGACTTGGTTCTTCCTGTTGGGTCAACCGGTCCGATCGGACCGCAGGGCGACGACGGCGCCACCATAATCACAACGACTGGTGTTCCGGACGATGCGACGGATGGTTCGGATGGTGACTTCGCGTTCGATAAGACCAACAAGAAACTGCACGGTCCGAAAGCTGGCGGCGTCTGGCCCGCTGGCACATCGTTGCTTGGCAACACCGGAGCGCAGGGCATTCAAGGCCCGCAAGGTGCTGCCGGCCCGCAAGGTGATACCGGACCGCAGGGCAACCAAGGTGCTGCCGGTCTCGACGGTAAAACGATCCATGCCGTAACGGCCGCGGCACCAGCGGACAGTCTTGGTGTCAACGGCGATTATGCGATCAAGTCTTCAACGTCTCAGATGTGGGGACCAAAGGCCTCTGATACGTGGACCGGCACGGAATTCAGCATTCGCGGTCAACAGGGTGATCAAGGTATCCAAGGCGATAAAGGCGATAAAGGCGACCAAGGTCCGCAAGGTATCCAAGGCGAAACCGGCACACAAGGTCCGGCCGGTAACACCATCCGATCCACCACCGGTAAGCCCGCTGACAGCATCGGTGTCAACGGTGATTACGCTGTGGATATTGCGGCGTTAGAGATCTTCGGCCCGAAAGCAGCCGGAACGTGGCCTGATGCGACGTCATTCCAAGGCACACAGGGTGTTCAAGGTGATGCTGGTCCGGTTGGTCCCGGTTGGCATGATGGCGCCGGTCCACCGACTGTTGGCGACTATGACGACGGCGATCTTTATTTCGACACCACGAATAGCGCTTGGTACGGTCCTAAAGCGTCCGGTGTCATGCCCGGACCGAATAGTCTTGTCGGCGCGCAAGGACCGCAAGGTGATCAGGGAATTCAAGGACCGCAAGGTGATCAGGGAATTCAAGGACCGGCTGGGGACGGGGACGTTGATGGTCCGGACGGTGGTGTCGTTGATAACGAAGTTGCGCTATTCGACGGCACCACTGGTAAACTGCTTAAGGGGTCTGGAACAACCGTCCAAGCGATGATCGATCAAGTTGAAGCTGCGTTTGATGGTGTGATCGAAGACGCTGCGGCCGCGGAAGCTCGAACCGGTTCCGCGCCGATCATTGAACGTACCGACACGCTGACGACATTTGATTTTACCGTCAATTTATCGCGGCCGCATCTGATCAATACGACGCCGACCGTTGAGGCTGGTGCTCTGACCGGTGTCTTGCCGGAAACACCCGCGCTTGGTGATGAAGTTTCGTTTATGGACATTGGAGATTTTTCGGTGCATAACTTCACCATCAGCCGTAACGGCAATAATATCGCCGGTCTGGATGAAGACTTGGTCTGCAACGCGGCCGGTGACTTCGCAACTCTCCGCTTCATTGGCGGCACGACAGGATGGAAGGTGTCTCTGGTATGAGTGTTTTACAAGATCTTTTAGGTGGTGATGGTCCATCTGGCGGTGGCGGCGTCCCGGTCGGCGGATTGATTAAGACACATGTTCGAGTCGGTGAAGTTGAAAACCACAAGATTGGGACAAAGGGTCACTATTTGACGCAGGCCGATTACACGGGCCTTCACGGACTTATCGGTGAACTACCGGACAACGCGCCGTTTCAGGGGTTGGAAAGTTACAATCCTCTTTTGGAAACTCACGCGGTCCCCACCAGTGGTTATAGTGACCCTCAAACAAGCAGCTCTTGGAAATGGGTTCACGGGATTGCTCAGGTGGGTGCTGATCATTTCATCATTGTTCACAATGGTTCGATTTACGAAACCACGAACGGTGTGGATGGTGATTGGGTTGAACGGTTCAATCACGGACGACAGGTTTACGATAATGGGTATGGTTGGAACAACATTGCGGCCGGTAATGGGTATTGTGTCATTTCGATACGTGACTTAATCTATGTAAACACGGTTCAAAATGATTACTCGACATGGACATCTTTCAACCTAGGGACCAACGGGTCAAATGTTGATCACACTCGCGTGTCGTTCCTGAATGGGATGTTTTTTGTGGCGCACTGGTCAGCCGAGAATGGCGGTAGCGCAACCGTTTCTCACGCTACAGACCCGACAGCCGAGATCAATTGGACCGACAGTTTGCCCGGATTTCTTACGGCTGTCGCACCCAATTATGTGTCAAGTGTCGGCGCAATTGATATTCACATCTACTGGCTCCCCGAGCAAGCGAAGTACGTCATCGTTTTGGTTTGGGTGAACACCACGCAAGATTACCATCATTTCCGGATGTGGACCACCAGTGATCCGTCAACCGGATGGACGGAGAACCCGAATCTAACCGCCTATCAAAGCGTCAACTCAACTCAGACCATTTGCCATTTGGCGGTTGCGTGGGAAAAACCGAACGGTGATTTTATCGTCGTTGCGGACTTTCTCGGTCTAATTTACGGATGGCGGTTCTCTGATGTCACGGCTGCGCCCGATAGAGTCTTGTCGCAATCTGGTGGTATAACCGAGTTCAATAAGGTTTTGGATGTTCCGGAAATAAACGAGAACGGTGAAAAGTGCTTCGCCATGGTCAATCAGATCCCGACACTTTACGACTTTAACGATCAAGACGGTGTCATTGTTACCAGCGACGCACCGTTTGTTTTCGATACGCCAGACGGCACTGTTTACCCGGCTGCTTCCGGTGCGAGTAACTATAATGGTGACAACGACATTAAGCGCAATTGGATCTATGACGCGACAACCAAAGAGATTGTTTCTTGTGGTGGCAATCTATATGTTAGCGGAGATTATTTCCCTTATGTCTTCAAACAATCACTGTACAACTACGACAACGATTTGAATTTCTGGCTTCCACCCGTGCCCGCGGTTGACGGCTATGGTGACGGTACTGCCGACTCAGACAGGTCCGTATCTGAAACTTGGATTTACCAGACGAGGGTTCTGTAATGACACAGCTAACACTGTTTTCGTTTGACGGCGAACACCCTATCGTGTTCGCGAAGGGCATCACTTCCCCGAACACCAGACCTGTCGGTGTCGGACTGCACACCATATTCGGTGTGTCGGATTATCCGGTTGGGACATTGGTTACACCGGATGGATCGGAGATTACCGACCAAGTTAACATGAGTGAAGTTCGACAGCTCGCCAAAGATGAGGTCATGCGTCTGTACGAAGAACAGGTGTACGGTGTGGAAAGCGTACCGATCGATCTCGTCATCACCGAGTGGCGCGAGAAAGAGAACGTAGCGCTTGCGTGGGTTTCCGGTCAACTACCGGCCAGCCCTCACCCGCTGACGGACGGATACCGGGCCGCGATCATGGCGTCCATGACTGAAATGGAGAAGGTCGAGTTTGCCAACATGACACCCCCTCTCATTCCCGGCACAGATGATGACGACATTTGCGACACCCTCTCTCAGCGCGTCATTGGTGCTGCGACAGCGAAACGCGTGATGCTCCACTTTGCGGGCAAACAGCGACGTGACGCCAACGATTTGATTGACGCCTCTCCGGATTATCCTACGCTCGCGGCCGGGCTTGTCTACATCCAACAGCAAGTCCCAATCCGGACCGCTAATTTCCTCGCTCAATTTAATCCGTAGGTGTGATCATGCTCGACGTCAGTTGGTCCGAACGCATTCCCGGCACCGACGATTACCGAACCGTCAAGCCAATAGACCGTGGTCGATTGTGGATCGACACCGGTTTCCGGTTCAACGTGTCCGTTCCGTGGTGGCTCACATGGGCTCAATCCCGGCACGACCCGCGCTTCAGACGGGCTTCGGCGATCCACGACTATCGAGTGCATGTCGAGTGTTCCGACAGCGCTACAGCGGCCGCTGAGCTACGCCTAATTCTCCGAGAGGACGGTGTCAGCGCGCAACGGGCATGGTTCGCATATTTCGGGGTTCTTTTCTTCACCGCGTTCGATGATGACGATGAAGGCGACAAGAGCGATCAGAAATAGACCTGACATTGAAACGCGGAAGCTGACCGTATCGTTTTCGTACTCATTTTCCATGATCACATCCCCGGCAGTTTGACGGTTGCGGCTTCGGCCGCTTCGCGCTCGCGTTGACGTCGGTCCGCCTGCATACGTGCGGCTGGCGGATAGTTCTGTGCCTTATCGAGCGCGACAATCAACGCCTCTTCAAGCGTCTTGCCTTCGCCGGTAACGGTAGTCTTATCGCCATAGTGGAGCTTGAAGACGTAGCCGGACGGCATTTCCACGAAACCAGTCGTGTTCTTGCCGGGATTACCGTTCATCCAATTCTGGAGTCGGTGGAGTGGGTCTGTTGATTGGGACATGTAATTTTCTCATCTAAGTGCCATTGTTCGCGGAGATGCGTTATAAGAGCAACTTCCGAGCCTCTTCTATATAGTAGTACCAATTAACATTGTCCCAACGGAACTCGGAAATGTCATTGGTCGGCGTCACGGTCCATCCCGCTTCGACACCGATATGCCGTTCAACGCCGGGTTTCTTGGCGAGCGGTGGCATAACCTTAGTGAGCCCGTGACCATCAGTCGAAACGTAATATCGAGTGGTGTTCTGGATCGCACCTTCACCGTATTGCAGGCGGCTCGACCGTGGTACTTTGACGGACTTTTGGAAGTCCCATTTGTTGCGGTGCGTCTTAATGTAATCCGCGACTTTGATGCCGTGAACCATTTCCGCTTCGGCCGCTTTGGGGACGATCAACATTGAATGGTTTTGGTGCCAGCCGAGGTCTTGTGTGTACGGATTTTCCAGCGGCGTCTCGTAGCAATAGGCGCCTTTGCGCTTTAATTTTCCGTTGGTGCCAAGCGCGATATAGTTGTTCACATCGCGGACAAACATCGACTTATATTGAGCCGATTCAAGCACCAGCCCGGTATAGGACTCCCATGCTGCGCAGACCGCTTTCATGTATTCGACCATGCTCTTATGAACGCGAACCGTTAGCCCATCGGTATTGATCTGGATCAGTTGGATGTGTTCTTCGAGAGGTCTAAAGTTATTCCAATCGTGCGTGAGCCATTCTGCGAGTTGACAGAGCAAAAGCTGTCCGTTGACTGTGACTGACATAGTATATTGCGGATCGAAGAACGGTCCGTAGATGTTATTACTGTCTCCATAGACCCCATTAAGAGCGAGCTTGTAAGTGGCGTTTTCGGGTGTTCCCTTCGGATAATTCCGCCTTTCGAGAAACATCCATTCGTAAACGCCGCAGAAAGTTTCTGACAGATGCTCCGGATAATATCTATGGGTGATGGCGAGGTTTGGATAGTAACTCGCGACATCCCAATCCCATATTTCGAATTCATCGCACTCGTGGACCGTGGCGCGACTGAGAGAACCATGAATGCCGCCAGTGCCGAAGTGATACTCAAAGCCGTGCATCGTAGCCGTGAGCCCGTGACCATTATCGCCATTTGAGAGGAACCCTTTTGTCTGATCAGGTCTGATTTTCTGGTTGCTGAGCCATGTCAGAACACGCTGCATGTCAGGATGCCGAAAGCTGACCTTTGGTGAAATGATTGCCCCAATATCGATCTCACTGCGGATCGTCTGGATTGGTTGTTTTTTCCCGGCAACCTTTTTGTAACATGGTGTACCGGCTTTTTCCAACTCCATCTCGAAGAACTTTTTACCGATCTTCGTGTCATTGAAATTGACCACATCGCCGAGATCTGGATACTTCTCTTTGAGCTTGTCGCGGAAGTCGATTGCTTCACGAGATATGAGTGCGAACTTTGCCGTCTCGTTGATGTCGTGACACATGTACGCGATGATTTCGTCTTTCATCTCGCTTGTGGTTGGCTCGTCTGGCGGATACGGTAGGTCGATTACGTTATCCGAACGCATGTTAATTTCCAGCTTTTTAAGGCTGGTTGAGCGCGCCCGGTTATCGAAATGGTGGATCTTGAATAAGTCGACTTGTGGGATGACCACATGCCATGGTGCGACCGTATGTTCGAAGGGGTTTTGCGACCGTATGATGGCGTTCGCTTTCTCGTGAGCGTCAAGTGCTACGAACTCACCGGTCTCGTTGAATATGAGCCACAGATGGTCACACACCGGCCAATCGAAGTGCAGATTGTTGAAGCCGATGAATCGGTGACCTTCATTCTGACACCGGATTAGAAATTGAATGAATTGAGGTGATTGGTTGACGCGGTCGGATACCTCAAAGATCCAACGGTGCCCGGTGTCGATGTCGACAAACCCGGCACAGAAGATATCAAGATACGTCTCTGTATCGTAAGCTAGATCCATATCTCGATACCTTCCATCGCTAGGCGTTATTGCGCGCCGGGCATTCCCGGCACAACTGGTTGACCCGGAACTGGTGTGTTCAAGATCTGCGTGTGTGGTGCCGGCGCTGCTGCGGCCGGTTGACCCGGAACCACGCTAGAAGGGGATGCAGTCGGTTGCGGCGCAACGGGTTGGGGTGTAGGCGATCCCGGCATACCGGCAGAGACCGGTGCTGTCTGGACCGGGGCAGGTGTCGCCCCCGGCATTCCCGGCACGGCCGCTGGCGCTGTCGGTTGTGTTCCCGGCAGTCCAACGTTGGCTCCCAAAGGGCGAGCACCCGGTGGAAGTTGAGCTGGTGCGGCTGTCCCGCCGAACGCAGTTGCCGGATCGATACCGCCGACAATCTCATCACCTTCACCGATCAGGCGAATGACGTTCGGGTTCATATAGATCCCGGCGCCTTTACCGTCCGCTTGCCATGCGAGACCATTGTCAGCGATGTTACCGGCAACCTGCACGTAATAACCGCGCTTAATGCTGGCCGCATCAATTTCTTGGTTCGCCGGATCACAACACTTGACCGGGTACGAAGACGAGAACCAAAACACGAAGCAACCGGCCGCATTTTCGTTGACCTTCCCTTGCTTGCTCGGCGCGTCACCGTCGCTGATCTTCATCGGCACACCCTGCATGGTGCTGAACCAGTTTTGCAGCGCTGCGAGCTTCTGTTGATCCGCTGCCCAAACCTGACTGATATAGGCGTTGAATTCACCAAAGAGGCGAGCCATGTCCGGATCGGTCTTGGAGAACGCGATACCGAATTCATAGCGTTGCTTATCTTCCGGCAGCGCACGGTTGTTGTGGTCTTTGGTGCGCTTCTCAGTCAGCGAACCGCTGATGAAGCGGCCGACCGCGTTTGTGAAAAATGGGTAATTCTGGCCCATGTGACTATTTCCTTTTCTCTGGTTGATGTGGGTCTAAAACGCTCTTTCGCGGTTTGATGCGTGGTTCCCGATAGCCTTTGAAGTTCATCGGTTCAGAATCATCCCGCTCATAGCGTTTCGTCTTTGGATTGAAGGTTGCCATCTCGCTTCCCTACATGCCCGGCAAAGATATTGACGCTTCTACCATGCCGGGCAGGGCTGGTATCGGCGTTTTGGGTGCGGCCGTGGCGTTCATGCCCGGCAACAAATCGACTTCCGGCTGAGTGACGTCGGATCGGATCTTGGTCAACTCATGAACGTACAGATCGCGAGTTTTCGGATCGTTGACCCAACACAATCCACGAAGTCGGTTGAGGTCGCGCGGCCGGAAACCTTTGTCCTTGGCGAGCTTCAACGTTTGTTCGATTTGACGGTTCACCGCGGCTCGTTGTTCTTCGAGCTTAGTGAGTTCTCTGATCATCTGTCCAAGCAATTTCGACATCCTAAATCCATAGGGTTCACCGTTCATGCAGCGCGGGCAATAATACCGTGAACCGGGTTTGAGGCTCAGATCATACTGAGCTTTGCAATTTCGACACTCCAACATATACGCCATAATCACATGCCCGGTAGAGCAACGATGTCGCCGTTCTTGTCATAGATCAACGCGTCTTCGTAGACTTCGAGAATGGCTTCATGTTCGTTGAGTTCGTCTTTGTCCGCCTTGCGGCGTTTGATAACATCGCGAAGAACTTTCGTGTCATAACCAACGGCTTTTGCTTCACCATAAACCTCTTTGATCTGCTCAGCGATTTCTTTCTTTTCGTCTTCAAGCCGCTCGATACGTTCAACGGTCATCCGAAGTTTTTCACGGGCGGTTTGCGTCAGATCGCCATCGTAGTTTTGAGACATTAGAATTTCTTACCACCCTCTGCTTGACGCGCTTCAAGTTTGTGGTCCGCTCGCTGCGCGTTGAATTCGAGCTTTTCCCACATCGCTTCGGTGACGTTGTAACCAAGAGCACCGGCAAGATCGAAGATGCGAATGACCGCATCGGCGAGTTCCACTTCGAGCATTTCACGGTGCGGCAGCTTATCGTCCATCAGATCTTTACGCACACCTTCCATCCCTTCCGCGATCTCACTGACGATAAGCATCAGTTTCTCGGGGATGTTGAAGTTCTGGTCGACTCGCAGATCTTCGCCGGTCTGAGCGTTCATCCACCATCCGGCGCGGTTCGCCATGAAGTGACAGAACTGCTCCATCTCGAACGATGTGATGTTCGGATTGCCCGGATCAACGCGCTGCGTCGCTCCACCGAACTCTTCCATGAAAAGGATCTCAATTGGTCGCTTACTCATCTCTATTCTCCAAACTGCTTTGCGAAGTGATTGTTCGATAGTTTGACCAATTTAGCCTTGGTCGACGGCTTTTCTGTAACGAGATTGATCAAGGCCGGATCATGACCCGCGCGCTCCATCGCTGCCGGTGTGGCCATGCTGTCGGCTGCGGCATCTATACCCGTCAATACACGGGTGGTGGCCCTATCGTACTTCCAACGACGGTTGCCAACGCCATGCTTCATTTGCCATCCGGGTATGCTTTGACCCTCTTCGATACGGGCTAGGGCTTCGGACTTCACGCCGTTCTTAAAACCGTTCACCATGTCTTCGAGCATGTCGATGAAATTCAGTTGCTCGGTCATTTCCACATTGCTGAGATGTCGAGCTTGGTGCGACCGAATAACCGTCGCGACATCGTACAACTCATTGGATACGGCCGGGCAAAGATGCGCCATCGGGCAATACTTACAATGCTTGCCGGGTGTCAGTAGCGGATCGGCTTCGAGACACTTTTCACCGGCTGCGATGATCTCTGTTGCCTCACCATACATCGCGTCGAAAGTGACGGTCCGTTGGCGGTAAATTCCTTCCGGGTGGAAGGCTCGCGGTTGGTAAATCCCGATGTGAATTCGGGTGCATCTGATGTCGCGATTGAAAAGTAATAGCATGATCGCGGCCGCATAGATTGCAACCTGTACGGACGTCGGTTCAACGATACCATATCCGTATTTCAGATCGTCAACGAACAGCTCATTGGTCGGTGTCAGAAACGCATAACAATCGGGTGTTCCGTGGATGCGATCTGTTAGATAAACTCTTTCTTCGGAAGCGATATCACCGCCTCGCGCAACAATGGTGTCAACGTACCCTTGGATGTGGTTCGCCATCTCATAGTCGACCGGCCAGTTATTTTCCGGGCATACTTCGCCGACCATAGATCGGCAGTTCAAGGCGTTGCCACGAAGAACGTGATCGGCAAGCCATGCTGCACATGTTCCCTGCATTGCTTCATCCGACGTATCGTCCCGCACCGGGAGCCGTTCGGTTAGCAATGGCTGACCGGAACACTTGGTCCATATGTCAGCACTGGATGGTCTTAATACGCCTGAATACATTGTCTCATCTCTTATAGTTATCGGTCGGTCGCGGCGGGAAGGTGTACGATAACCTATTTCCGCGACCGACTTTTATTAAGGCACGAGTTTCACGGTTACTCGTATTTCGCCTCAATTGCATCGACAAGGCGGGCGCGAGCCGTCTCGTCTGTCTGGAACACCGCGAACGCTTCGTTGGCGTCTGCTTTGCCGGTGATCTCAGAATACATTGCCAGCAAGCCCGGTGTGTCGATGACGTTATCACCAAGAGCTTTTTGAGCGATGTCAACAGCCTCTTCCAACGTTACAGGGTCGGCGTCAGGAAGATTTTCGGCACCCGGAAGACCGGTGCTTTTTTCTTCGGCGGCACCCGGAAGACCGGCAGCGGCCGGAGCTGTTTCGTTGGCGCCTTGAGCTTTGAACGCTGCGCGGGCAGCTTTCGCCTCGGCGGCTTTACCGCGCTGAGCCTTCCAAAGACCATCGGCGGTCATTGTCCGGGTCGCAGCATGAACCGCTGGATCATAAGGCATACCATCGGCGTCAACTGCCGCGTCACCTTCATCCGCACCTTTTGCTGGCGCCGGAGCTGCTGCGGGGGCGGCGGCTGGCGTAGCTGGTGTTTCGGTTTTTTCCGCTGCTGGCGCGGGTGCGTCGGTCGCCACCTGTGTAGAATCAGTTCCACCAAGCCGACCAAGCATTTCGGTCATGTTGGCGCGAACCTCTTCCAGTGTTTCACCGTCGATGGTGATACTGATCTTACTCATGAGATTTCTCCTTGTTCAGCCAATAACTCTTATTGACAGATCCCGTTACTAATTGCTACCAAGTGATAAGTCAACAGGAAAATGACATGCAACCGAGATGGTATCAATCAGATCTAATAGAGAAGACACGTTTGGGATGGTCACAGGGTCATCAGAACGGTGTTATCGTCAGTCCGCCGCGCTCTGGTAAGACGCCAACGGCTTATTGGATCTCAGAACCGTTCTTTCAAGCTGGACAGGGTGTCATCTTTATCGCTCACCGTGAAGAACTCGTTCGTCAGTTGGCCATGACTTATGCGGAGTTCGGTGTATCTCACAATCTCATTGCACCAGACGACGTTATCTCAAACATAATCAGTCGGCAAGTTAAAAAGTTCGGGCGCTCATTCGTTGATCGCAACAGCATTGTGACCATCGGTAGCGTACAGACTATCGGCGCCCGTCGTGAAAAACTTCGTGCCTTATTTTCCCGTGTCGGATTGTGGATGGTTGATGAAGCGCACCACATTCTACCTGACAATATGTGGGGTAAAGTTATCGCTGAGATGCCGAACGCGCGTGGCGCCGGTTTCACTGCGACACCCGGACGAACCGACCGCAAATCGTTATCGCGCAGTCAAGGTGGTATCTTCGATTTCATGGTCAAAGGTGTGACAGCCCGTCAGCTCATTGATGAAGGTTTCATCTGCGATTACCGCATTGTCGCGCCACCATCCTCTATTGATCGGTCGGCGATTAAGGTCGGGTCAAAGGGGGACTTTACTCAGAAAGCGTTGACCGAAGCCAAGGACAAATCGACCATCACTGGCGACTGTGTCCAATCCTACCTCAGATATACGCCCGGTCAGCAAGCCGTGGTCTTCGCCGTAGATGTCGAACACGCTAAAGACTTGGCTACGTCGTACCGTGAGGCTGGCGTTAGCGCTGAGATGGTCAGCGGTAAAACTGCCAAGGTGGCCCGCAAGGCGATCATGGATAAATTCGAGCGGGGTGTCTTCAAAGTTCTCGTCAATGTCGATCTTTTTGGGGAGGGGCTTAACGTCGAAGGAATTGAAGTCGTCATAATGGCCCGGCCAACGAAAAGCTTCGTACTCTATACACAACAGTTTTTCCGGGCTCTGACGAAAGGCTCGGACAGCGGCAAGGTAGGAACGATCATTGATCATGCTGGTAACGTTGGTCATTTCGGTAAGTTTTATGGTCTGCCAGACGCCTATAACGGATGGACATTAGAGTCTACAGAGCGCGGCAAACGTGGACGGGTTATTGATCTCGATGTTGTCAAAGTCACGACGTGCGAAAGTTGCTTCTATGTCTATGAGGCAGTCCGCCCGGCATGTCCGCACTGTGGTCATAAGAAAGAGCCCGCGGAACGCACCATGCCCGAACAAGTTGCGGGCGATCTTATCGAACTGTCACCAGAAATTCTTGCTGAGATGCGAGGTGAGATTGAACGCGTCGACGGGTTGCCGGTTGTCCCCCACCATCTGCGGAACACACCGGCCGAAAAAGCGATCCATAATCGACATTTCGAACGGCAAGAGGCTCAAACCCTGTTACGTTATAATATCACATTATGGGCCGGATACTGGCGTGACATGATCACACGGCGAGATGGTTTGCCTGATCCGGCCATCATGGATAGCGAGATCCATCGGCGGTTCTATGACAAGTTCGGTGTTGATATTATGACGGCTCAAACATTAAACGCAAAAAACGCCTTGACGCTCAATGAAAAGGTGGTAAGTAGAAACAATGATAACTACGGATAACAAAGGATACGCGAGATGAAAAAGGTATCACACGTAATGCGCTCACTGGTCGGCATGGCAGGGATTGCTATGGTCGCAGGCGCATCGGTCAAGAACGAAGGCGCACCGATTGAGGTCCGTCCCGATCCAATCCCTAAACCGGGTAAACGTGAGAACCGTATCCGGAAGTCTGGTGTGAGCAAAAAAGGTGCGTGGCGCAAGCGTAAGAAACAGGCGCCGACCGTTTACGCCGATACCCGGCAGCAACGTCGCTTTGAGGCTCGCATGGAGCACAAGCGGAACACCACGAAAAACATGCGACGCAAGACACGCGTTGTTCAACAGCGGGGAGCTTTCTCATGAACTGGATTAAAGTCGGATGGTCTTATGTCGTGGATACGGCAAAGAACCTCTTCACCAAAGCTGGTATGACTGAGCGCGACGCCGTCATTCGAGCGTCGGTTTATTTCGCCGCCGCGTTCGTGTTTACACTTGTAACATTCCCCGGCCTTCAGCAGTTCTACGCGTTCCTTATCGCGTTGGTGTTCATCACCATGATCCACGTCGTTATGATTTGGCTGACGCTGAAGAACGTGACGTTGGTACAAGGTCCGGAGCGCGACCGTCCTTCAGCTAAACCTGAGCTGGTGACACGATGAGCTGGTTTATCGGAACATGGGTCGTGTTACTCATTCTGTTCATGTGCGCGGTCACGGTTCGCTATGTCAATCGGACCGAAACGCCGTTGCCGTTCAATCAAAACCCGCGGCCAACGTTCGAGGCGCCACCACCGCCACCCGCACCACCACCGGCAGGCGGCTCAAGTGTCAACAGAAGCTAGCGTACAGCAAGACATTCGACTGCATCTAGCCTCTGTCGGTGCGCCCGTTCTTCGGAACAATGTTGGCGCCTGCACAGATGATACGGGTCGCGTCATTCGGTATGGTCTCGGTAACGATAGTGCCCGGATCAACAAGAAATTCAAATCGTCAGATCTCATCGGCATCCGCCCTGTGATCATAACGGAAGACATGGTTGGTAAGATACTCGGTCAGTTCCTCGCAGTCGAAGCAAAGCGACCCGGATGGACTTTTCCGAACGAGACCAACAGAGGGGAATTCGCGAGATGCGATGCACAACGTAACTTCTTAGATTGGGTAAACCAGCATGGGGGTTACGGTGTGTTCGCGCAGAGTGTGAAGGACGTCGGACTATGAAAGATGTAACCGAACAAGATGTCCACAGGGTTGCGTTGGATGAAGACGGTCGAAGGTGGAAAATCCTGACCGTCAAGTTTGGCGCGGTCTGCGCGTATTGCGACGATATTTATGCAATGCGAATGTTCGGTTATAACGGGATGTGTCGGACGAACCACGCGAATCTTATTGCGTGGGATCTTGACACCATTCCCGGTGAGAAACGCTGGTGGCTCGTGGCGAGAAACGTCACGAAAGACGAGATCATCGATATCCATTTTGGTCAAGATTATGACCAAGCTGAGTATATGATGGAGCAAGCCAAACTGTCGGAGAACGTCGACGTGCTTGGGTTAATCTATGACGTGCATTACGCCGGGTATCCAGTCGGTACAATCCACACACTAAAAGAGATGAGATAATGTCCGAAGTGAGACGATTTAGTCCGCGCGTCCGGCGCTTAGTTATTCTCGACGCGGCGGTAGCGCTGGCGAACGAGAAAGGTATTCTTGAAGTGACGTTTGACAACGTTGCAGACCGGTGTCAAGTTGATACATCCAAACACACAGTGCGGAAATATTTTGGTACTGTGCAAGCTCTATGCTCGGAAATCATTGCAGACCCAAACTGCAAGGCCGAAGTCAAAGAGCACGGTCAAAAGCTTGGATACTGAGAGATGATGCGTAACAATGATTCCGGAAGGTTTACCCGCTCAATTCCTTAATTGGCGAATTGAGTATGATGAGAAGGGTGATCCTCAAAAGGTTCCTTTTCGACTAGCAGACGGGCGTCGCTGTAGCGCTCACGATCCGGCCAATTGGATCACATACGATCAGGCTTATGCATCCGGTCATCCGGTGGCATTTGCCGTCACCGAAAACGATCCGTGGTTTTTTCTCGACCTTGACAAGTGTCGCGATGAAAGCGGTGCGTGGACCAACGAAGCGTCGGCAATCTTCCAATCCTTTGCCGGTGCGTGGGGTGAACTGTCTCAGTCCGGCAATGGCCTGCATGTCATGGGTTGGTGCGACAAATCTAAGTTGCTCGACCGTAAGAACAAATGGGACGGGTGGCTCGAATTCTATATCAAAGAACGCTTTATAGCGTTTGGTAGTCAAGGATGGTCACGCATCAACGGCGTTGCGAATGATGTCGACTGGACGAACCAGCTACTCAAACTCGTACCGCAACGCGAGTTCCTTGGTGAGCTGCCGGATGGTGTTGATGAACGCTACACGGGCCCGGAAGACGACGGTAACCTGTTGAACATGGCGATGCGTTCGCAGAACACCGCGTCGGCATTTGGCGAGGGCGTGACCTTCAAGGATCTATGGGAAGCGACGCCTGAAATTCTTGGTAATAAATGGCCCGCCTATGATGGTAAAGGCGCGTTCGATCATTCGTCGGCCGACATGGCACTTATGTGTCAACTCGCATTCTGGACGGGCAAGGACATGCCGCGCATGGACCGTCTTTTCCGGCAGTCCGGATTGATGCGGCCGAAGTATGAAAAGCGCGAGGATTACCGGCACGAGACGATCCAAAAAGCTGCGCGGTTGACGCAGAAAGTATATGACGTCCCACAGAAGTCTCGCGGTACGGATTACACGGATCATGAGGCGTTTCTATCGATACCCGAGATGGAAGAATACTTCGACGGGTGTGTCTATATTCGTGACCAGAACGGCATCCTTGTTCCGGACGGATCGATACTCCGCAAGGACCAATTCAATTCGTATTACGGCGGTCATCTTTTCACCATGATGGATGACGGGACGCGGCCGACACGTGAGGCGTTCACAGCGTTCACTCAGAACACCGTCAAGCGCTTTCCGAAGGTCAAGTCGACCATGTTCCGGCCGGACATGTCACCCGCGTTTATCGAAGACGACAAGGTCAATGTATACGTCAAACCCGAGATCGAAACCTATCCGGGTGACATCAATCGGTTCCATGAGTTCCTTGCCAAATTGCTACCGAACCCGGCTGATCGCGAGATACTGATTGCTTATTGCGCATCGGTTGTTCAGAACCCCGGACACAAGATGCAATGGGCGCCGGTCCTGCAAGGTGTCGAAGGTAACGGTAAGACGATGCTGGCAGAATGCATCGCATATTTGGTCGGCGAGCAATATACCCACATGCCTTCGGCTTCACAAATGGGTGAGAAGTATAACAGCTACGTCGAGAACATGTTGCTGGTCATCATTGAAGAGGTGGCGATGCGCGGCAAGATGGAAATGCTTGACGTGATGAAACCTCTGATCACCAATCGTCGTATCGAGATCCGGCGCATGGCGACCGACAAATACATGATCGATAACCGCGCCAATTTCTTCATGTGTACGAACCATAAAGACGCGATTATCAAGACTATGAATGATCGCCGGTACGCCATTTTCTACACCGGTCAACAGTCGGTCGAAGATTTGGCACGAGACGGGATGGACGGAATGTATTTCCCTGACCTATACCGTTGGCTTCAAGAGGAAGGCGGATATCAAATGGTCGGTGACTGGTTGCTCAACTATCCGATACCGGCACACCTTGATCCGGCCGGTGCTTGCCACCGCGCGCCGACGACAAGTGCGACGCAGGAAGCGATTGAGATCAGCCGCTCACCAATCGAGCACGAAATCATTGAGGCGTCACATGCCGGTCGGTCCGGTTTCAAAGGCGGATGGATCAATATGGATGCGTTCGAAGAACTGATGAAACTCCGCAATGTGAAAATGACGTCGCATGGTCGTATAGATCAGATCTTCGACCGGCTCGGCTATCGTGAATGGGGTAGGTCACCGAAGCCGCTTATACCGGAGATGACAATGCCGGTGATTTGGGTTATGAAGAACCATCCTGACCCGACATTTGAACACTTTCAACAGAGCAACTCAGTGAGGTAGAGATGACCGCAATTCAATGGGACAAGTTTTATGATCACACTCGCAAGGGTGTTATGGGTCCGACACTAGACCAAGATGAAGTCGACGGGTCGAAGGCGATTATCGCTGCGCTCGATGACCAGCCCGCGTCTTATGTCGCATATGCTTTAGCTACCGCTTGGCATGAGACAGCGCACACGATGAAGCCGGTCAAAGAGTATGGCAGCGACGCCTATTTCTTCCGCATGTACGATCTCGAAGGCCAGCGACCGCACGTTGCGCGTCGCTTGGGGAACACTCGACCCGGTGACGGTGTCAAATATGCTGGTCGCGGATATGTGCAGCTCACCGGCCGCAGCAATTACACCCGTGCAGCTCACAAACTCGCTGAGCCGTTGGTGGACAATCCCGATGTCGCCATGCGCCCTGACGTCGCGGCTCGTATCATGCGCGAAGGGATGCTGGAAGGTTGGTTTACCGGCAAGCGGTTCTCGACGTATCTTCCCGAGACGGACGTTGAGTTGAAACACTTCATTCGCGCGCGCCGGATCATCAACGGCACCGACCGTGATCATGATATCGCGGTTTACGCGTGGCAGTTCTATATGGCGCTGATCTTTGCGAGGTACGAACCATGTTCGGCAATGTCCTGAAATTCGTTACCGGCGCCGGATGGCAAGTCAAACTCGGAGCGGCGATTTTTCTCGCCGGTTCGGCTTTTGCATCTGGTTGGCAGGTTCATTCAAAGTTTGTCACGGCCGGGAAAGTCAAGGCGTTAGAGCGTCAGATTGAACAGACCGAAGCCAAACTAGACGCGGCGCGCGATCTCGATAGGCGCCTTGCGCTCATCGGTTCGGCCGCTGCGAAAACGTGGCGCGAGACGGTTGTGCCGGTCCGCACCCGTGTCGAGTATATCACTGTAGAGAAAGAGGTGTTTCGCGATGTTGTACGTGAGATTGAAGATGATAGCGGTGGGATTGATCGTATTCCTATTCGGGGCGTGTGCGAGTACCGCGCCGATCTCTGGGGACTCGACGCCGATCTGTGTAACGCTGCCCCCATCGCTAGTCGAGACGATTGACGCTCTACCCGAGCCGCCACCGACAGTTGAAGAGACTAACCCGCTCGCTACTGAGCGTGAACGGCTCGAACTCGAAGCTGAGTTGAAAGCTGAGCGCGACATTCTCCGTGAGTATTACGGACTGGCACTCTTGATTCCTGCTGCGATTGATGCTTATTACCAATCCATCGTAAATGAAATCCCTGAAGAGTGCGGTGGCTGGAATGAATCTGACGACTAGTTTTGCTGAGCAGACAGTATCGGGTGCGCTTTTACTTGGTACAGCCGTTGCCGCTGGCGGTTCTTATCTTGGTTTCCTTGAGCCTGACTTAGTTGCAGCAGCATTCTGCGGATCTGTTACGGCTATTCTCTATCGAATTGTCTATGATCAGGACAAACAGGACGACACGCCGTTCAAAGCGACGCTTAAATTGTTGGTTATGTTTACCATTGCTTCGGTATTTGGTATGTTCATGGGCGCATCGATCTCAGCCTTCTCACCGTTGGACCGTGTCGGCGCGACCTTTATGGGTGGACTATTAGGCTTCGGTCTGGTTGGTGGACTCTTAGCACCGCAGAGTGTAAAGAAGTTAACAGAGTGGTTTATCAACTCACTTGCCCGGCGAGGAAAAGACTAATGAGCTTCGAGACCCTTCTAGCGCTAACGTTGATTGCAGCATTCGTGGCGATCATCTTCGCGTCTGTGCTCAGCATTCATTACATCACGGCTTATCCGGGCATGACGCCAAAGATCAATCTGATTCGCTTATCAGACAGGCAGAACCATCAACTGCATAAGACGGTTCGGTTGTTGTTCGCCATTGCTCACATCATTGTGTTGTGGTCCGTCGCTGAGCACGTCGGCATCATGTTGTTCGAACATTTCGATTTAGACGGGATGCAGATACCGACCGAAGTTTTAACGGTAGAGTTCATGATGGTCACATTGGCGGGTGGCGTTATCTGTAGCCATCTCGCTTGGCTACTGCATAAGCGATCAACACTCACCTCTTGACACAACATATAGTATGCCGTACCTGATAGCTACGCTCATCTCGCGTACATTGTTTTGCCTTGGTCCGGTTGCTTCTCGCTGCCGGACCTTTTTTCTATTGAGTGAAGCCAACGACTGAGACCTTCAGACCGTTATCCAACACGCCTTGGTTCGATCCGGTATAGATCACGCCCGCATAAGGAATGTCACCGGTATCGTAACCGTCCAAAACGCGCGCCTCGATATAGCAGAAGTTCTCCGACACGAACACGATGCGCCACTTGGCCGACGAGTACCGTTCCTGATTGGCCTCGTCGCATTTGATCACCAAGTGGCACCCAATGTGTTCGGATGAGAATTCAAGTAACTCATCACTCATGATCTAATCCTTCCGTGATGCGCAGACGTCGCGCTTTACCCATGCGATAGACCTCGCAATGCTTTGATGAGATCAACGCTTTCCACGTCCTAGCCTCATGCGGTCCGATCTCGCCTTGTGCCAGCAGTCGACCACCATAGGTGAAGACGCCGTCCCCACCATGATCCTTGAACCATTTGAAGGCGTCTTGCTGAGCTTTAGTCAGTTTCATTGTCTAGTCCTTTCACGAATTCCATTACTTCATCAAACCGCTTGTAGAGTGCGGCCAGCGGCTTGCGTCGTTCGCGTTCCTCTTGGCGGTCTTCGAACCACTGATCTTCATCAATGAGTGTGCGGATGTGACCATCAATCAGATCGTTGATGACCTGTGGTTTGAGCGCATCCAACTCCCATGAATCATTGCCGTGCTCCATGATATATTCGTAGGCTCGACTATCGGTCTTTTTCGTCCGGTTCGGGGGCGGTCCGTATTGGTCCACTTGGTCACGGTTGAGCGCGATGCGATGCACTTCGACGTCGGCGTCATTGGCGAACATCTGTACCCGATCTCGATTGTCACGGGTCATGTCGATCCCCGATGGATCGTGGTCGCCTAAGTGAACGATGACTTTCCGGTCGCAGTAATAGTGATCTTCAAACCGCTTGCCTGCGTTGTACGCCTCTGACGCTGACACGTAGCCTTTGCAGGCCAGATATGGCACGGACCAACGCGAGCAAGCGCGGCGCACCACGGGGGCCAACGCAGCTTTCTCGACCCATACTTCAACATAGACGTTCTGCCGGTCCCATATGTCGAGTGCGAAATTCATCTCGACGTCTTTGAGCGCATTACGTTCGGTCTCTTCAATGAGCCAAGACTTAGGTGTCCGTTCACGATCTTCGATAGCCGCCCAATCGACCAATCCGGCCATGCGCGCATTCGTCATTGTGTTCTTCAGACTATCATAGCTGCGCTTGCTGTTCTCGATGAGATCTTCCGACACAAACTGATAGTACAGTTGTCGCAGAGACAGGACGTAGCCTTCCGCCATATACGTGTTGATGATCCGGTTCGCGTGTGCAATGGTGCGCAACGTTGCCGGTTTGAAATTGTGGTCTTCGAACCATTCTTTAGCCATTGTCTTCAGCCTCTTCTGTTGAGATCCGCACAAGCGGTTCGATGTCGTCCAATGTGAGGCGGGGCAGGCTTTTCACGAGCGCCTTGATCTCTTGATCCAGATCGTACCGCTGCGCTTCAAGGATGTGGATGCAACCAAGCGTATCCATCACGCCCGATTCTTTCCGGATCATGTTGTCCATGTTGAACTTGCTGCGACGCATTCGGTCACTGTCGCGGTTTCTGGTGAGCGCGTAGACTTCCTGTTGCAGCGGATCACCCTCTTTGTAACCGTAAGGTTTCTTGGCGCCACCATACTCGATTACCTTGGCGTAACTGAGCTTGGTCCGACCACCGGCTGTGTGCGACGACGTCAGCTCGAAGCACTCCACGGCCGATTCTTTTCGCTCTTTGAGCTGGATCTGGTCGATGCGTCGTTTCACGCGTTGGAGCGATTTGCTGGTGATATCCAGCTCGTGACACCACCATTCGTCATTGTTCTCGCCGTACTGGATTTTGTATCCGCGGTGCGTGGTTTCAATTCTATCTGACATGTTATCCTCTACAGTTTGGGTTGCCGGGTAGCAAGCAAGCATCGTAGGCAAAAATACCCGCAAATAGCAGAACCAACATGATGATTCCCGGTGCGAAAAACTTCAATAGCTGCCGCGCGTTCATGCCGTCAGTTGGTAGCGGGTGAGCGGTTTCGAACGCAGCCTTGAATTCTTCCTTCGCCGGCGCCTGATAAGCTGCAATGTGCTTCCGTTTACGATCCAACATCCCTTTGATGATCTCGTAATCATCCGGGTCGCCATATCGACCGGCCGCAAGTTCCGCGTCGATCCGTTTTTGGGCTTGCGCCTCGCGGTGTGTCGGCGCGAACTGTTTCATATACTCATCAAAAAACATCTCGCTATCCTTTTCTCATCTTCGGTGTCGGTGTCCCGGCCGTCTCTAATATCTTGTCTTGGATCACCTCTTCGACACGCAACATGGCGGTGTGCAGCTTGACGAATTCCTCATACGATACGGTGTTGTCCTGAATGGTCACATCGGCGATGAGTTCAACCATGTCAGCGATCATCTCCATGGAGAACGGACGTCCCCATTGGCTGATCATACCGAGCGCTAGGTGTTGTGCGCGTTGGCGCTGTTCTTTATCGATCTCGGTCATCTCGCATCTCCGTGCTTCACTATTATCAATAAGTATCACTTGAGATCATGTCAAGCGTTATCTCTAAAACCTTTTGTTTGGGCAGCACTCGTGATGTCTGCGGACTTCTAGGTGCGAAGTGTAGCGCTTGCTATTGGGCGTTATCCGCCACACTTCGCGGTGATACACCTCGCCGAATTCGATCATATCCATGCACTCGTAGCACATGATCTGTCCGGCGAGGTACTGGCATGTCAGCTCATTGGACCAAGTGACGATGCGGTGTTCTTTAGACCTCTCCATCGTGGAAAGCTTTGAGCAGGTAAAAGACGATGCAGCGCGCCAACATCTCGCGATATCTACGTTCCGCTGTCTCAACGACACCGCCGCGATGTTGGTTGTCGATTGCCTTAACCGAGTCGGATAGGATCTCGCTGACCTTGAAGCCCGCCATAGCCGAGACAAGAGCCAATGCTGCATCGACATTCTTCGTGATCGGGGCAGGGTGTACATATGTGGCGCCACCGAGATAGTTGACGTCTTCCCGTCCAACAATCGGATCGGGTTTAGTCGGTGACGACACGACATTGAAGAAACTCAATACTTTACGGTCCATATCCGGATCGGGCGCGTCGAGATTAGCGATAGCACGCATCAGGTTTTCGATGATCGGTTCCATCAGTCCATTTCCTGTATCAGGCGTTCCAAACGGAACAGTTGAGCGCAGATCGAATGGGCGAGATAATACCGTTCCGCTTTTACGCCGAGATGTTCATGCACGGGGAGCGACGTCGGATCGGCGAGCAATTGCTGGACCATGGCGAGCGCTTGCGTGGGGAGTAGGTCAAGCTTTGGCGGGTATTTGCCGACCATGGTGTTTTCCCAAACACGCACCATCTTGGACACCACCGCTTCATCCATGCCTTTATCGGTCAACTCTTGAAGCGCTTCACGTCCCGCTTCGGTGATGGCTTTGGCTTGTTTTCCGGATTGGACGGCGCCAATCTCAATCTTCACACCGCTGTCACCAGCGTCAGCGAGTGGTTCTTGCGGTACTTCGAACGTGTCGGACCGTTCCGCGGCTTGCTGTTGCATCAATGCCGCGGCGGGTGGTGTTTCACTGATGGTCACGATGCTTGCTGTCTTACCGGTCATCGGGTCGGTCGCTTTGATCATATCGATACGGCTCTCATTGTCCACGACCATGCGGATGTCGCCGCTCACTTCAACGGGCGCTTCAGACGGATCGAACATGCGTTTAATGGGCAGTACCGAGTCCCCGCTAACCGTGGTTTGCCATCCGCTTAGAGTCGTATACAAGATGTCGTCCGGGTGGTTGTCGACCGGCGCGTGCCAAACACAGAGGTTGTCGCCAGTGATATTGAACAGCTTCCAACTACGCCCGCTCCATTTATCAAGATACATGTCGCCAATATCGGGTATGATGAAACGGTTCTCTGACTTTACGGTTTGCGGCTTGGTGACCGCGGCTGGTGGTGCGATGAAGACCGAAGGGTTAGCCAAGTTCTCATCGCCGCGAAGAATACCGTACTTGTTGGTTCTCACCGTTCCCGATCCACCAACCAAAGCTTGCCATATGACGTCACCGCCTGAAACCGACTCTGGTGACAGCACAATATCTTTTTGCTCAATCATGAGCCACTGTTTACCATCGCGATCTTTGAACGTCTTGCCGACGTCATCTATTGTAAATTCACTCATCTCTTTAATCCTTATGGTTTTTGTTCGTATCCGTGGCGCACTCCATAGGCGAGCCATTCTTTTCTCTTGCGGTTGAGACCGAGATCGTCGGCCGTCGTTAGCGATTCTTTCCGGGCTCGCTTGCGGAGCCTTGCTGCACGGATCTTACGGACGAACTTAATCCGCTTCCACCATGGCGCTGTTGGCATCTCCCATCCGTGATGGTCACGGTCGCGGAGCCATTGGATCTCTGTTGCGGTTTGGGTCATCGCTGCACCTTTGCCGATAGGGGGTTCATGAGCCGGTTGATGTATCGGCTTTTTTCCTCGTACAGAGGGTCATCCGGCCATGGCCGCATTGAATTGAGTAGGGTTGTCGTCTTTAACTTAGGCACCGGGGCACCGGGCATAACGGTCACGGTCGGTGGCGTGTCACGCTTGACATAGATGACGCCGTCGATTGTCCGGATCGTTGCTTTGAACGGCAGTTGTTTGATGACTTGTGCAACGGCGACACGGAGACGTTGTAGTGTGTACGGGGGGTAATCGTCTACCTTAAATTCTGCGGTGAAGCCAACATTGCGACAATCGTGTTCGAGTTTCTTCCGGATGTAATGTCTGTTCTGCGTCTTCATTCTGGGTCTCTATCCCCTCGTGCAATTTGCTCATCAATGTAGGCAACGCCCTGATCGCAGACCTTGGAAAGAAAGTCGATCAGGATGTGCTTGTATTCGCGGTTCGGATCGTTCGGCATTGGACGCAACATGTCAATTGTCTCCATCGCAATAACGAGATCCGATTTGCAGAATATGAAACCAGACTTGGTGTGAGCGATGGTAGGGGGGTCTGACCGTGTGACTATCAACCGATTTCCGTCACGGCGCGTTGCGACCTTCATCCCCAACGTGTCCGCAACATAGCGAACCGTCATACGAAAGTTGGTGAACGCACCATAATCGGTAGAGTTCCAGTTGATAACCATGGACGATCCACAGTTAGCCAACTCGTTATTCATGCGTTCTCTTATATCCTGACTGTACATTCCCGATAGCCTTTTTTATCTCATGATCGTAAAGTATCGTATAATTTCTCAATGTCAACCTATTATTTTTGGATAGTAATCGATCAAAGATGTTCTTACCGTAAAGGGTCAATGTTTACGGGGTAATTGAGTGTTTTTATCTTATAATAAATTATATAGTATTCCTGCCACAGAAAAAGAAAAAGGGTGGTAAATGGGTAAAAAGGGGTGTATACGTTTATATACGGGAAGGTCCGAAAATTTATCATCGTCAGATAAATTTCTTATAGTTATCTCAACGGGGGTGTGATCATCTCATGATCGTAATCAATTTCAAAAGTAACATTGATGCCGCTATTAAAGGGATGGAGATAACGCTAACGCGTCAAATTCCTTATGGGATAGCGATGACAATCAATGATGTTCTCGAACAAGCACGTGAACGGGTCATCACTACAACTTACGCTAATGCGTTTAAAGTTCGAAACCGGAGACTGGCGGGGGTGAACTTCACGGTGGATAGGGTTTTGTTGACGCAACGTGCCGGGTCATTAAATACGGGTATGCCGAGATCACTCGCTAAGTTTAAGTCCGGGGAGGCAGATTCGATGACTGGTGTTCTTCGGCAACGCAAGTTGAAGGGTGGGTACAGAGAGTATTTCGAGGAACATGCGGAAGGTGGGACGAAACGTCCGTACAATGGATCATCAATCGCGGTGCCTCAAGATCCTGATACGCAAGGTATGCGTACCGGCACTGGTCGGATCAAGGCGCGTGAGAAACCACGCCGGATCACATCACGTCGCGACACGTTCCTGATGAAGGATAAGAGCGGTCGGAAATTGTTCATTGCGAAGCGTACTGACCGTCACAATCTCGACTTCAAGTATTTCTTCACCAAAGATGCTCAGATCAAGAAAAAGTTCCGTTTCTATGAGGATTCGACTGACACCATACTGGGCCTTTTTTCCCCGGTGTTCCAGAACTACATGGATCAAATCAGGATGCGGTCACCATTCCTCGCTAACTAACCGGTCCTTTTTTCCCGCCCTACTGGTCGACCCTATACGGCTTTTTTCTCCGGGGTTCGGGTTCGTTGTGTGACAGGTGTAACATGTCATTGTGATGTTATAATGTAACACACGTTATGTTATACTGTAACATGAGCTGTAATTAATTTCACTTTTCTGCTTGACTCCTGAGTCCGTAAGTGTAATATATTACACATCGACAGAGGAAAATTGATATGATTTATAAAGAACACATTGAGATTGCAAAGTCTCATTTGCCGCACGTCGATCATGAGATTAAACGGCAAGCGAGACTGCACAATGAGCACTTTCGTACTAGTGCAAATGCATCAGCACGTCGCGCAGCGCATAAGCTTGAAAAAGATTGCCTAGATTGCGCCGCGGCTGTGCGCGAGGGACGTTATGACGATATACGGCACAACTTGAGGCATTCAATTATTTTTGCCAATGCCGTTAAGATTGTTTGTCGTGAAATGGGTATCGTAACAATTTCGTAATAACTAAATTGAAATTAATTACATTTAAGGGCTTAACTCATGAGTCCTTAAATGTAATATATTACACATCAACAACGTAAGGAACTAAACAATGGCTAAAATGGATCTAACACACTTCAGCTTTGACGGTACGTTCAACGGCACTCAAATCATGACGGTTGGTCACAATCGCCAAATTCGCAAGTGCCGGGGGCCAGTATCTAATCGCCTTCGGATCGCCTGCTATCTGCACGGACATCAGATTGCCACTTTTGATCGTCTAAGCGATACGCATTGCGAGGTAATGCTTTCGACGTGTGGTTATATGACGACGACAACGCGACGTGCCATGAATGACTTCATTGGCGCAATGGGCATCAAAGGCCGCGTATCATTCGCTGGCGGTGTAATGAAAGCTCGCCACCGTGCCAATGACGGTTACAACACGGAGCGCGAGAATGACCTTGGCGTTATCTTGCTCACAACTGAATATGGAAAGGTTTTTGCGTAATGTCTTTAACATTCGAATATGAGTACACCGATACTTTCGGCGGCGTAGCTAATTACACTTGGGTTGAGCGTGGCAAGGTCACAATGCCGGAACTAACTCACTATGGTTTTGACGGTCAAAATGGTTACACGAAAGCCAATCGATCGTTTGAGCGTGTGTTGATGACCAAGGTTAAAGCTGAATTGGGTTTAACCGGGATACGCGGTGAAAAAGTTTCGTATGGCGATACTATTGAATTTAGACCGTATAGGCACGGAACGGTTTTGTTTATCAATATGACGGATGATTAAGCTCGCCGCGTAACTCATTACATAACCAACTTAGCTCACTTCGCGTCATGGCGGTGAGCTTTTTGGGTGTCAAAAACAGACTTGAAAGGATTTGACAATGAACGATTTTGATTTGGAAATCTCAACCTTAAACGCAGCATTTGCGGACGGGAACGGATTTCGCGAAATTGCACGCTTGCTTCGTCAAGCGGCTGACAAAATTGAGAGCGAAGGCCAAACCGGATGGACTGGTTATATTCGCGACATCAACGGCAACCGAGTCGGTGAGTTCACAATTTCACATGGGGCGTTTAATCATGGGTAAGCTAACCAAAGTCGCTCATGGTCTCATGGCCGCTTATCGAAAGTACCGTTGCGATGTGTGTGGCGCGATCAATTCGACTAACACAAACCATACAAGTAAGTGTTTTTCGCATTGTCCATCATGCTCATGGCGTTCGGGTTATGATTCGGACGGTTGTCATTATCGCGCCGATATCGGCAAGCTGCGCCCTCATTATTATGTCGGCGATAATCCGACCGGGGTAGGCTCGCAAAATCCACACTCGACATACATGGTCAGTGAATTGGACTTCTCTAATCACTTCGACAAGTGGGGTGAGGTAACATGACTCAATGGCGATTAGTTAAATGCGAACCTGTGGTTCATGAGTTCGTTGGTTTGCCGATCTTTTGGAACGAGGTGAAGCGCTAATGATCACGGTTGAATATAAGGCAAAGGATAAATGGGAATTTGTCGAATTGCAACATGCGTTCGCAAAGCGCGGCGATAGCTATATGCGTCGCGTAGCGGCCTACACGCTTCGTAACGTGTTTCCCAATGACGATTGTTATTGGTTTTGGAAAGATTACCAATGGTCGGATCTTGCCGGAATTGAGCATACTGGTAAAATTGAGGGTTTATCATGAGACGAATTGGTTCAATGGAAGATACACGTGTCAAAGCATCGGCACCCAATGCCGTCACGGTTCATTCTGACACGCCGGGTGCGTTTGGAATGGTTGTCGCTCGATATGGCGAAAAAGATCGTGTTGAGTATTTTCATAAATCAGCACGGGGGCATAACTGCCAATCTAAGTATGCCGCCAAGCGTAAGTGCAAGATCTGGCTTGATAGTCAGGCGTGACACTTGCATTTATGATCGGCTTCGGCTTCGCGATAATATGGGGAATTCAGAACTCTATTCGCGAAGTCGGCGCCGAGAACAACCGGAAGCGGGAAGCCCGCAAAGCCCGTGTGCCCATAGAGCAACTTACACCGGCAAACGATACCGGGGAGGGTGACTCATTAGAGGTGCAATTGGCGGCAACCGACGATCTAAAAGAGCGCGCTGTTGCGTGGTTTATTCAGACCGGGGAGACACGCCGCAAGGCTGAAAAAATTGTAGAGAACGGAAGCCGGGGTTTCATACCGGGGGGTACGTTCCAACAGTTCTTATGCAGATGCATTAGACATGTTGAACTCAAACGAGTGAAGCGCTGAAAGGCGCTTTTCTTATGGGAGATGCTCGTTATGTTATACTGTATCATTTGTAATGTAATAACGTAACACATATCAATCAAAAATAATCTATAACGGGAAAGACCCGGCTCATTGCCGGGCCTTCTGTGCTGCTTTCTTTAGCCGTTTGCGAAACTTGCTTATTCGTTTCACGTCTCGCTTGTCTTTCTCTTTATCCTGCATTGGGTGGGCCTTTCCTTGTCTATGAGTGTGTATGTAACGCATTACACATGATTGTCAACGCTTAATCGTGTAATTAATTACGGTTCAGCGCGGGTATCTATTGTCGATGTAATGTTACATATGTAATGTAATGTTATACTATGACAGTATGTGTGTTATACTATCACACACTTATGGTATCGGTTGCGCTTGCCCCCATACGGCTTTTTTTCTGGAGCTGACAAGGTGTAATTAGTTAATGTTAACCACAAATTGGAGCTAAAGTCGAAGGTACTTCTGTAACTATGTGTTAACGCGCTCTCCTTT